ATCCAGCGTGACGATCCCGATCCCGGTGGCAAAACTTAAGCTCGTCAACCGTTCCAAGGTGCACCATCGAAACACGCCCGGCCTCCTGCCAGTTCGATGTTCTATTTAACGCCGACGGCCCGGGCGTGAGTTTCACGCCCACGCCCGGGCCCCGCCTGGACAGCACGCCCACAAGGGGCAGGTTTTCATCGCTAGTTGCTGCTCGTGCCACGCACGAGGCAGGCCGGACGCGTGCACACCGGGAGCGGGTTGCTCTGGGTGTGGATCTGGATCCCCTTGCCAAACGGAAGGGGTTCCTGCTTCGCGTAGTACGGCAGGCCCAGCGTGTTCACCGTCTCGATGAAATCGGCCGGTGCAAAATAGGTCTTGTAGAGACCCGGCACGCCCACCGGGAAGAAACGGACATCGCCATCGGGGATGAAGGCGATGTTGCCGATGCTGCCCCGGTAGATCTCGAACGTAACCCCCTTGTACTCGAAGCCGGCCCGCGGATCGTTCCGCAGGAATGAACCTTCCTGCCAGAACTGATACGCGTACTTGACCTCGGGGTGTTCGACGAACTTTCGGAACCAGGTCACCGAGCAGAACGCGTGAACGTGATCGTACGGCATCATCTGCAACGCCGCCTCGATCGTTTCCTTCACGCCGATCAGCAAGTCGCCGACCTTCGTTGTGTCGGTCCCCAGCAGGAAGTCCACCGGCGCCGGCGCGTTCACGCCGAATTCGGTTGCCAGCGTGTACAGCGTCGTTGTGCCATCGCCGTCCACCACGACGCCCTTCAGCGCTCCGATGCGGAGAAACTCAAGGGTTACCTCGTGGCTTTGGCGCATGATCTCCAGCTTCGCGTTCACGCGATCCGATACGGCTTCGAGCTCGTTGTCCGTCCCTAACTTCCGCACGTTCTGCACGTCGGCGGCCAGAACCTGGTCATCGAGCGGGATGTGCGGAACGGCCAGGGAGCGCACGTTGCGCTTCGGTTGGGGCCGCATCTGCGTACCCTGGGAGCCGCGCGGCTTCGACGGGATCAAGGCCAGCACGCCGCCTTGTTCCTCCAGGGTTACGGTCGTTGTTGAGACCGGTTCGGCCTCAAACAAACCCATCTCGCCGATGCGAGCGGGCTTGTACGGCAACGTATTCATGGCCTCGGTCATCGAGACCAATCCGAACGCGTCGCCGCTGAAAACGTCCAGAATCGTGTCTGCCATCGAAAGTCTCCTCACACGCATTCGCGTTTCCGCAGGACCGGCACACACGCGGCGCCGGACGGGCGGCGGCGCTTAGGTCTCGTTGTACTTCACGGGCTCGCTGCGGATCTGGATCCCCAAAGCCTGCAACGGCGCCACCAGTTCGGACTTGGTCACGTTGGCTTCCAGCGCGAGCTGGTCCCCGTCAACGATGGCGGGGCCGCGTACCAATGCCTGGATGGTGGAGGTGGCATCAGCCACCGCCGTATGTTTCTCGAGGGCGATCGCGTCAGCGTTCGCCTCGGAACCGTTCGCGATCAGGCCGGCATTGCCGTTGGACCCGTTGAGATCCAGGGGTGTGCCGATCTCAGTCGCCACGTTCTTGTCAAGCGTGATGAGGGCGCGGCAGTAGTCCTCGTGGACCTCCCACCGGACAACATCACGCACGTATTTACCTTCGGTCTTGACTGCCATAAGCGTTGGCTCCTATGTGCTGGCTGCAGGTTCCTGCAACCGTCAACGGCTCTTTTGTGCCTCGAACGCGTTACTTGCTGGCGCGGGCTTGAGCAGCTTTCGCGCGGGCCTGGGCGTTCTTGAGCAGCGGGTTTTCGTTCGTCCCGCCTTTGCTCCCGTCCGAAAGGGCGATTGGGGTTTGGCGCCCGGACTTCTCGCCCATCTTCAAAGCCGGGTTCATGTCGAGCACCTGGATCAGACGCTCGAAATCGGACCCGTCGCTGCCGGCGCTCAGAACCAGCCCGACGGCTTCCGCGTCACACCACTCCTCGGCCAGCTTCTTCTTCTGGTCGGGCGTGATCTTGCCTTCGGTGCACAGCCTGGATAGTTCCAGGTTGCGGTTCCTAACCTCGAGCGAGATCAGACGCGGGTGCACGCTGGGCCCGTCATCGTCGGCGTCATCGCGGGCAGCCCTTCGGGACGCTGCGAATTCGCGGGTGATGACTTCTTTGCGGACCGGGCCGCCGCCCTTCCCTGCCTGCGACGCTGGCGGCGGGTTCGTTGTGCCAGTGTCGTCGCCTTGGCCCTCGCCGGACCCGCCCGCCTTCTTAATGAGGGCGTCGATCGCTTGCATGACGAGATCCATGCCGGCGGTCTCGTCTACGATCGTGTTGGGGTCCAGACCCAGGGCCGCGGCGAGTTTCTTCAGGAACTCCAACATCGCGGGTTTCTCCTGTTGCCGGAGACTTGCTGCCAACGGGATGAATTCGCCCAGCCCCGGCACTACTGGGTCAACAACCATTGCTACGTGCGTTATCGGGCGCACGTAGGTATTCCCGTGTCCGTCCACAAAGCGGCTCGGCGAATAGATAGACACGTCTGAACGCTTCGCCGCTACGAGTGCATCGGTTCCGATGAGCGTGCAGCCCATCATCAACGTCCGGCCTTCCAGCCACATCGAATCGACACAGCCCATGTTGTCCCTGGGATCGTCGCCCGGGACCATCGCCTTGCGGGCCGCGTCCTCCCACTTCTTATCCCGGTGAACGGCGGGAATTGGAACCTTTACGCCGTTCTCCTTCATGCGGTTGAACTGCAGCACGAAGTTGGAGAGGCACTCGAGATCGATCGTGAATACCAGCCCCTCGGAATCCTTCACGAAGGTTCCTGCGGTGATCAGGGCCTTCTTGAACTTCTGGCTGGGAACCCACGGCTGGCCGGCGGCCAGTTGGATGTTCTGCGTCGGTCCGAGAGTGCTCCACGTGCCAGATGCACCGGCAAGCGCGGACAGCAGAAGGTTCGTGGTGTCCGGGGCCTTCTTGCATCGCCCCAGGTACGCCTTCGCTTTGTCCGTCGCCGGTCTTGGCATGGAGGTTTGCCTCTCGGTCGCTGGGTCAGCACAGCGCTGCCCGTGTTCGTCTGGAATAGTTGCCTGGAAGTGGACGCCGCACAAATTACGCGGCGGCGGGAAGTAGCTGGCAGGGGTTGAAACGGAACCCCTTATCTGCGATCGCCTCGGCCGGGGGGCGTACCGATTTGCGGGCGTCGTACAGCTGCAGGACCTGGCACCGGCATCCCCATCCGTTCGGCGCCCGGTTCTCTTGCCACCAGGGATCGTCCTTGGGCAACGTGGTACCGTCCATCAGCCGGTGTGCGGGACGGACGCGATCATCGCCGACGGTGATGTACTTGTAGCCCCAAAGGATCTCCGCGATTTCGGGTTGCTGCTCGTAATCGTTCTGGCCGGCGGCGTAGGCCAGCTGTGTTTGCGTGCGGTAGATTGCTTCCAGCTGGAACTTGTTTTTCTCGGCCAGCCCGAGGTTTTGCCACGTTTCCCGGAGGGCCTTCACCCCGTCCCGGACGTGCAGATTCTTGGCGGTGATATCCGCCATCGTTTCCATCAGGCTTTGTTCGGCGGCCTTGCTGGCTTCGGCCAGCACGCGGACAACGTGACGATCCGCCTGGTTCTCCATTTCCGCCAACGCGGCCTCGTCGAGCTCGAGCCGTCGTTGCATGAAGCGCAGCCCGCGTTGGTACGTGGGGGACACGGCGGCGGCGATCGTTGTGGGCAACGGCGGGGGTTTCCCCTTCATTTGCTCGTAGGTGTCTATGCTCCGTTGGTGCGCCTTCAGGCGTGCGAAGGTCATCCCCTGCACGAGCAACGGTCGCAGTTCCCCGAACGCGGCATGGAGCGGTCCGGTGATGGGCATGTGTTCCCGGTAGGCCCGCAACGTCGCGGAGAGCATCCGGCGCGAGATGATCATCGACGCCCGGACCCCCAGGCGGGTCGTGTAGTCGGTATCCATCAGCTGGCGGATGGCCGTTTCACGTTCCCAGGGATGGATGCGGGTCAACGCCACGCGAGGCCTCCGACGTGCTATGCTGCAACCGGTGCCACGTTGTCCCCGTTGGCGGCAACATAGAGCTTGCGTACCAAGTCGATGAGCTGGGCGCCGTCGCCCGAACCTCCGGCCGCTTCCAACGCCAGCTGGGGCATCCCCACGGAACGGGCCAGCCCGGGGATGTCGAGATCTTCGATCGCGTCTACGCTTGCCGTCGGGTGTGCCAATACCAGCTTGTAAACTTCGCGTAGGAATACTAGCTTGGCATCCGAC